TAAGAAACGCAGACGGTTCATTTAAATATGATGCTGCAACCATTGCCACAATGATTAACGACACTGAGTGGTACCGTTTAAACGGACCAACAGTGGCTCAAAAACTTATTGACCGCATTAAAGGTGGAGAAAATAACTATCGTGAAGGTGTTAACGAGTTCCGTCAAGTAGCATCTAAGACTGCTACAGAACTTGGTTTAGATGCATCTGACCCAGCAGTATCTAGTTACATATCAGCCTTGGGTGAAAATGCATACCTACATAACTGGACACCAGCACAACTTGAAGGTGTTATTACAAGTAACCCTGAAATTGTTAAGAAGATTAAAGGCGGATTGTATTCAGCCCAAGCAAGTGACATTGCTGATTATGCAAACACAATGGGCACAGTTGTATCTGCTGGTGATATGACAAATTATACACAGCGCTTATTAGGTCTTACTGATAAAAATGGTGTGCGTGTCCGCTCATCCGTTGATGATATTAAGGCTGAGATTCGCAAGAATACTGCTACTAAGTATGGTGTCTTTGCTGACCAAATTAACGCTGGTGTAAGCCTTTGGGATTTAACATCTAACTATCGCCAAAAAGTTGCAGATAAATTAGAGGTTGACCCTGACACTATTAAATGGGATGACCCACTATTTAAAGATGGAAAGATTTTTCAATCTGTTGACCCTAAGGACCCAAGCAAGATTATTGCTCGCCCACTATGGGAAGCAGATAAAATGATTATGGCTGATGAGCGTTGGCAGTATACAAAAAATGCTGATGCACTTTATATGGGTTATGGCAAAGCAATGTTAACTAAGTTTGGGAGGGTCGCATAATGGCAGTTCCAGATTCAGCAAGACCCGATACAGCCGTTCGTGTAGAAAAAGGCGACACTCTTAGTGCTATTGCAAAAGAGGCTGGCATTAGCCTTGCAACACTTTACGACTTAAACCCAAAGTTTAAAACCGACCCTAAGTATCAGGGCGGTAATATGATTTTCAGCAATACGCTGGTTAATCTTGCTCCCGTTACAAAGGCTGCAACTTCTGCTACAACAACAACACCTGTTGTGCCTAAGGGAGCAGCACCTCAAGAAGAACCACCTAAAGATGACGGCTCTGATGCAGCGGCAAAAGCAGCAGCGGATGCTGCAGCAAAAGCAGCGGCAGATGCAGCAGCCAAAGCAGCAGCAGATGCTGCAGCAGCAGCGGGAAATAGCGGTGCTAACACAGGCGCAGGCGCTGGTGTAGGTGCGGGTCAGGTAGGTGGCGGAGGAGCCACTGGAGGCATGCCAGGGGGTGCTACAGGGTTCTCTGGGGGTTTTACCCAGGCTGACATTGATAAGGCATTTAAAGCAGGCGAGGCAACAGCAGCCAAGGTTGCTGCAGATAATATCTATGCCAACAAAGTTAAGGCTTCCGATAAGTTAATTACTCTTTTTAAGGCTCAAGGTATTGATGACCCTGGGTTTGCTACATTTATTAGTAATAACATTATGAACGATGTATCTGAGGCACAAACACTTATTGACATTTATGACCAACCAGTATACAAATTACGCTTTCCTGGTATGGAAGCATTGCGTAAGAAAAACCGTGCAATTACAGAAGATACTTACATTAAACTTGAAAACCAAATAGTTCAAACATTAAAGTTCTTTGACCTACCAGTTGGTTTCTATGATAACCGCACTATGCTTGGTTCAATTATTGGTAATGAAGTATCACCTAAAGAAGTACAAGATAGAGCGCAGGCTGCACAAGATTTGGCTAAGGCTACTAATCCAGAGATTCGCACAGCCCTTAAAGAGTTCTATAACATTGGCGAAGGTGACATTACTGCTAACTTCCTTAATGGAGATTTGGCTGGACCATTGCTTCTTAAGCAAGCCCGAGCAGCAGAGATTGCTGGTATAGCAAAGACAGCAGGCTTTAGTAGTTTTGCAAAGGAAGAAGCACAAACTCTTGCAGAACAAGATGTTTACAAGAATATGAGTTTAACTGATTTGACTACTGGCATTGGTAGAGCAGGTACATTTGCTGCTACACAAAGCAGACTTTCTTATCTTGAGAATCAAACTTACTCAGATAGAGAAGCATTACAAGCAACTCTTGAATCTGACCAACAGGCAATCCTTGCATCACAACGCAGAGCAGCCCGTGAAACTGCACGCTTCGGCGGTAGTAGTGGATTAAGTTCTGGTTCATTAAAACAATCTAGCGGAATATAAAAGAATCCCCACCCTGATAGACCAGCCCAGGGGGGCGTAAAAGCCTGGTAGCAATAGCCGACATAGTTTCCCCGAATTATGCCGAGGATTGCGAATACAACTAACGAAAGGGAGATAGGTAGATGGCTACCAATTATGATGATGATGACTTCTTTGATGAGGACAATGAGCCTCAGGATGTTGTCAAACAACTACGCAAGGTAAATCGTACGCTTGAAAAGCGTTTGAAAGAACTTGAAGTAGAGTCAACAACTCTAAAGAATCAAACTCGTCAGCGCACCGTAAAGGATGTACTGACAGCAAAGGGTGTCAACCCAAAGGTTGCAGCGTTCATACCTCAGGATATTGAAATTACTGAGGAAGCAGTTTCTAACTGGCTTAATGAATATGGCGATGTATTTGGTGTTAAGCAAGAGTCACAAGAAGGCGAGAGCCAGGCTCAGAACCCTGCACTACAAGCACAAAAGCGTATCAATGAAGTTGTATCAACAGGTACTCCACCAGGAGTAGATGAAGATTCACTAGCAAAGATTTTAAACGCTAAGAGTGCTTCGGAACTCAGTGCATTACTCGGTGTTTCAGTTCAATAACTTAAACTACCAATCACCAGGAGGTGAACCCACATGGCATACACAGATTCGTCAGCACTCGCTGGCTTAGTCAAAACAGCGTATGACCGCTATGTAGAGTTTGCGCTTCGTTCACAGCCACTGATTCGTTCAGTAGCCGACAAGCGCCCTGCTCAACAGGCAATGCCAGGTTCAAGCGTTGTATTCTCAATCTATAACGACTTGGCACCAGCAACCGCATCACTCTCAGAAACAACTGACCCAGATGCAATAGCACTATCAGATGTAACCACAGTTGCAGTAACACTTAACGAGTACGGCAATGCCTCACTTGTTACACGCAAGTTGCAACTATTCTCACTATCCGATGTTGACCCTGCAGTTGCAGACATCATCGCTTACAACATGGCTGACTCACTAGACAGACTTGCAATGGATACTCTCCGTACAGGTACAAATGTTATCTACGGTGGCTCACGCACATCAACAGCGACAGTTACAGCATCTGACACAATCACTGCTGCTAACATCCGCCGTGCTGTGGCTAAACTTCGTTCAAACAAGGCTGTTCCTCGTGAGGGAAGTCTTTACTGGACAGGTATCCACCCAGAAGTTTCACACGACCTTCGTGCCGAAACTGGCGTTGGTGGATGGAACGACATGCACAAGTACGCAGAAACTGGCACAGGTAATTTCTGGGCTGGAAATATCGGAACCTACGAAGGCTCTTTCTTTGTTGAAACACCTCGTATGTACCGTGGCGTAGATGGTGCAGATGCCACCGCTCTTGCTACAACCGCAGTAACTGTTGCTGGAACATCAGCAGGAGTTACAATTGGTGTGGCTTCTTCATCTGTAATCGCAACTCAGGCTGAGGCTGGAGATAAGATTTCAGGAACAGGCATTGCATCTGGTGCAAAGATTGTATCTTTGTCTACATCAGGTTCAACAACAACTATTACTGTAGATACAGCAAACACTGCTGCAGTTACAGCAACAACAGTTGTAACAGTTACTCCAGTAACTGCTGTTTACCGCACAATTATTGCTGGTAAGCAAGCACTTGCTGAGGCTGTTGCACAGGAGCCAAATGTTGTCATCGGTCCAGTTACAGACAAGTTGCTTCGTTTCCGACCAATCGGTTGGTACGGCGTACTTGGCTTTAGCCTTTACCGTCAGGCAGCACTTTACCGCATTGAAAATGGTTCATCCATCTCTGCATAAAGTAATTGTAGTTGAGGGGGCAGGTTCGCTTGCCCTCTCTCTACACCAATAAGGAGGAACAGTGGCAGAGTATAAATTTGTAACACCCAGTGTTGAAGAAACACCTATGGGCTGGCACCGACTCCTTGAGCGTTATTCTATTGCTCGTGGCGTAACAGTAATGATGATAGATGGCATGTATTCTTCTTATCGCTACCCCGCACAAACTGAAATTGCTACAGCGACAGAAGTATACATGGGTGGGCGTGAATATATTATTGATGAAGCAGCAAAAAATCGCCTTACCAACCCAACAATTGGTGGCAACTACGGAGATTACATAACAGAATTATGAACCTACATCAAAAACAAAAACACCCAGAGTTTGTTGAAGGTTGCTTTGGTTGTAAATTAGGAACACTTCAACTATCACCTGGCGATGCTGCAGGTAATAAAAATATGTCCCAGAAGAAATGGGATGCAGAATTAAATCTTTACAAGTCTGCTCGTGAACAAGGTATACAACCAGCAGGCACTTCCCTTAAAAAAGTTCAAAAAGCAATAGATGATTCAAACAAAGTAGGCAAAGCCTACGATGCAAACACCAATAGTTTTAAGGGGTAAACATGACTGCCATTGTAGGTATTCAGGGAAAAGGCTGGGCAGTAATAGCAGCAGATTCCATGACTACCTATGATGACAAACCGTACTATGCAAAAGGTATGGATAAAGTTATTAAAAAAGGTGACTATGTATTTGCCTTCTCAGGCGATGCCATTGCAGGCAACATAGCAAACTTTCTTTGGACACCACCTAAAATTATTAAATCAATATCAATAGATGTATTTATGCAGACCAAAGCCTTACCCTCTCTGCGTGAAACTATGAAAGACAATGGATACGAACCAGATACTGTTAAAAATCCAGATGCTGGTTTTGATGCCCTTATCTGTTTAAACGGAATCATTTATGAAGTAGACCAGGATTATCTCTGGTCACGAGATGACCGTGGCTTATACGCAGTTGGTAGCGGAGGAAGCCTAGCCCTTGGTGCACTAGCCACTGGCTTTAGTAAGAACTCTATTAAAGCAGCAGAGTTTGCTGCTCGTAGAGCAATCAAGATTTCTGCCGACTACAACATAAGCGTTGGTGGAGATGTCAAAGTAATCACACAAAGGGGAAACACAATGCCAGCAATGAAGAAGAAAGCAGTATCACCAGCAATGAAGAAGAAGGCTTATGCAATGGCTGAAAAGGCTGAATCAAAATCTGCAAAAGCAAAAGAAATGAAAAAAGGTATGGCAATGCTAAAGAAGAAGGTTAAGTAATTATGTGTACACAATGTGGCTGTGGGACTAAAACCGTCAACGCAGATGACAACTTTGGAACTATTAACCCTTACGGCATCCCTGCCCCTGAGGTCAATAATCCAACTACTCTTGGTGGAAAGTAAAACCAAATGACAGACCCTAGACTAAAGCGAGCAGGAGTGTCAGGTTTTAATAAACCTAAGCGCACACCGAGCCATCCAACAAAGTCACATGTAGTTGTGGCTAAGTCTGGTGACCAGGTTAAAACTATTCGCTTTGGTCAACAGGGCGTTAGTGGAGATAAAACTCCAACAGCAAGACAAAAATCATTTAAGGCTCGTCATGCAACCAACATTGCCAAAGGCAAAATGAGTGCAGCGTATTGGGCAGATAAGGTGAAATGGTAATGGCTAAGAAAAAAGAAGTATGGGATAAACCAAACCCTAAGAAAAAATCTACACCTTTGTCGCCTGCTGCTAAAGCATCTGCTAAGGCTGCTGCTAAAAAGGCTGGCAGAAAATACCCCAATCTTGTGGACAACATGAGAGCAGCACAAAAGAAAGGCAAGTAATTATGGCTACAGGTTATGCAGGCTCCACACTCGTTGCTGAGTTAAATAGACTTGC